CCTGCCGGGGTTTTTTCATGCCTGCCGTACTTGATGGGTACTTGACGGGTACTTGATGCCCTTACGCCTCAGCACTAAACAGCTGGCTGACCCGCTCCATGCGCTTGGCCCAGGTGTCGCCACCTTCGCGGCCCTTGCATGGATTGATGCAGGCGGGGTCGTTGACCATGTTGCACACCAGCCCCGCCAGATCAAGCTCTGAGGCTTTCTTGCCGGTGCCTGACCAGTAAAGCTGCTCACCTAGCCATAGGGCGCCGCAGCGTGGGCAGGAGCGGGCTTCCGTGACTGGGGCTTCCATGGCGGGCGGGCAGTGTTGCGGCAGGTTTCCGGGGTGGGCGGGAAAGCTGGTGCATGAGCCTGCCCACGACCGCCCAAGGCATCTACGACCTGCTAGCGGGCGATGCGGTGATCAGCGCAGCCTTGGGCACGTACACGCCTCGCGGCCAGAGCCCTGTCCCCGCCATCGCCGTGGTGCGCCGCAATGAGCAGCTACCAGAGGGGGTGGCTGTGGCTGGCCTGGAGGTGGTGATCCTCGCCAACCCCGATTACGGCACCGTGCCGTACCTCACCGGGGAGACGGGACTGAACCCCCAGTTCCGGCTGTACGTGTCCGAGTGGTCTGCCCTGCAGGTGGCACCGCAGGCGATCACCAATGCCGCCCTTGCGTCAGGCACGGCCACCCTCACCTTTGCAGCCGCCCATGGCATCGGCGTAGGCAAGCAGGTAGCCGTGAGCGGCCTCCCGGCCCCCTTCGCTGCCCTGAATGGCACCTTCACGGTGACCGCTGCCACCACGGCCTCACCATTCACCCTGAGCTATGCGCTGGCGGGCAGCACCATCGCCTCTGCTGCAGTGGCCGCTGGCGTGATGACCCCTTCGCCCGCAACCAGCCTGCTGGCCCTGCCGGCGCTGACGCAGCGGATCATCAGCCTGCTGCCGGGGTGCCGAGCGGTGCCGATCAGCGGGGATGCACCAGGGCAGGGGCTCGGGGTGCTGGATCAGTACGTCATCAGTTGGACCAATCCTACCCAGTACGTCGTAACACCGGAGAGCTGAGATGGCAGGCAATGAGTGGGTTGTCAAGGTTACGGCCGATGTAAAGGGCGTGCTCGATGCCTCGCGGCAGATCGGGCAAGCGGGGAAGCAGGCGGGGCAGGAGTTCAAGCAGGGGTTCGGCGGCAACGACAAGATGCTGGAGAAGCTGAGCGGGCAACTGAAAGAGCTGGATAAGGGCGTTAATTCAAACGTCACCACACTTGGGGGTCTCAAGACCAGGCTTAGTGAACTAGATCAAACCCTGAACAAAGCCGCCATCGGATCAAAGGAGTTCGTGGCGGCTCAAAGGCAGATAGCGCAAACACAAAAGGAAGTTGACAAGGCGTTAGGTGGTGGCGGCGGCATCATCAAGGGATTAGGGCAGGAGCTGAAGGGCTTTGCCTTGCAGGCTGGGGCCGTTCTTTCGGCTGGCTCAGCACTTCAGTTTGTTGGCAAGCAAATTACAGAGCTTGATTCAGCAGGAGCGGCAGTACGGACGCTGGGCGTTAACTCAGACGAGCTTAAGGACAAACTGTTCGACCTTTCGATTGAGCTTGATAGTAATATCAGCCGAGTTGAGTTATTAAAGGCTTCCTACGATGTTGCTTCCAGCGGCTTTAGCACTGTCGCACAGATCACTGACATCCTTAGGGCATCATCACTTGGGGCAGCAGGTGGCTTTGCTGAGCTGAACGACGTAGCCAGGGCGCTTACAGGTGTAATCAACGCATACGGGCTTACTACGGCTGATGCCACAAGCATCGTAGATGGCTTTGTGCAAACTCAAGCCGACGGTGTGATCACGGTAAGGGAATATGCAGAACAGATTGGTACGGTGGCATCTGTTGCCGCCGCTGCAGGCATTCCGCTTGCAGAGCTAAATGCTGCGATTTCTGCCGCAACTCTTAAAGGGGTTCCCGTAGCCCAGACATTTACGGGGATCCGACAGGCGATTAGCTCAATCCTCAAGCCAAGCGAACAGGCAAAGGATTTAGCGGCGAGCTTGGGGATTAGCTTTGACCTGGCAGGATTACAGGCCCGTGGCTTTGGTGGTTTCCTTGCAGACGTACAGGCTAAGGGAGGAGGGGCGGCTGACAAGCTGGCCATCTTGCTTGGGTCAGTTGAAGCGCAGACTGCTGTTCAACCGTTGTTGAATGATGGATTAAAATCGTATAACCAACTGCTCGATAACCAGGTTAACAGTGCTGGCGCTGCAGCTAAAGCGGCAGAGGTGGCAACTGACTCGATAGCAGGCGGCATTAAAAAGATTGAAAATGCAATAAGCAACTTAGCTACAACGGCTGGGGAATCACTGCCCGAAGTCAGCAATTATCTAAGTACACTGGCAAAAATCATTGAGTTGACAGGTAAGTTCAACAAAGAAGTTGCGCCTACTATAGGCGCAGCAGGGCAGGCAAACGTAGCGCCGGTTGTAACCTCTATCACCAATGCAGCCAAAGCGTTCCAGGTTGCAACAAAAGACCTAGACCTATACGAAAAGGCGCTTGCTAGCGTAAAGCTCACTTACGCCAGCTTAATTACGTCGGTGCAGGGATTTATACTAGGAAACGATGGGGCCAAAAAGGCAACCCAAGATTTTCAAAACCAACTGATAGAACTCCTAGGACTTAATAAGCTATTCAATACAGAAAGTGCCAAGCAGCCAGATATAACCGCAAAGGCAAACCAGCAAAAGGAGATTGCAAAGATACTTGCAAAAGATTTACTAGACAAGCAAGCAGAGCATAACAGGCTTGCTTTGATTGAGCTTGATAATGCGATTGCCTTAGGCGCAGCAAGAGACAAGCTTAGCAAAGCGCAAAGCGATTCACTTATTAGCTTACAGCAAGCAAGCATTAACCTTGGCCAAGCGCTTGTAAGCTTAGAGAACTCACGTTTTGGTATCGCTAAAAGTCGAAATGACTATGAGCTAAAAAATGCTCAAGATCGCAAGGCAAGCGAATTTGAGCTAGACGCCATCAAGCGACGTGGCGAACAAATAGAGCAAGCTGCGCTAAACTTTAAGTATCAGGCACTTGTGCAGCAGCAGGCATTACAAACCAACCTGCTAAGTTTGCAGCAACAACAAGCAAGCCTAGAGGCTAACCTTACAGTAAGCACGGCAAGGATAGAGGTAAAGAAAGCAGAGCTAGCCTTGACAGCGGCTCAAAACACGGGCAATGCTGAGGCTGTTAAGCAGGCACAGCTTGCGCTAGACATTGCCAACCTAGAGCTTGAGGGCAAAAATGCGAAGCTGCAAATACTGGGCCAAATTCAACCGATCGAAGAAAGAATCGCCAATGCCAATAGCGAGACGGCCCGCAACGGAATCATTGCTGAAGCCGCCGCAAAGGGGTTGCAGCTCGCTGCTGACGGCACCTTCCAAAAGGTTAAGGACACCGCCAACTCCTTCAAGAGCTACGGCGATTCACTGAAGGTTCCCCTCGCGCAGCAAGGCGCCTTCGCGCAGTTGGCCAAGGATGTGGGCCTCGAAGTGCGGACGACACGGGATGGCTTCGTGCAGATTGGCCAAACCCTTGGCAGAACAAGTAGCCCCGCTGCGAACAACATCAAGACCTACATGAGCGATGCAGCAAAGGCGACCAATGCTGCCCGCAATCAAGCCTCAGCGCTGGCCAACAACATGGGCAACGCTGCAGGTTCTGCCGAAGCCTTCTACCGCTCGCTTGCTGCAGCCTCCGGCCTGCCACCTAGTCGCTTCACGGGCGGCCCGGTGGATGCTGGCCAGACCTACCGCATCAACGATGGCCCGAGCGGCATGTCCCTTGGCCAGGAGGCGTTCCTGTCAGCTTCTGGTGCCCTGTCCCTGCTCAACAGGCCAGCCAACAGCCTCTGGACGGCACCCTCCAGGGGGACGGTGATCCCTGCCAACGTCACCAGCCGCCTGAAGGAATCAGGAGCCCTCGGCGGTGGTGCTGCCGTGCTGCGTGGTGGTTCCGATCCGGCGGTAGCGCATCTGGCGCTTGCGGTTGGAAACCTGAGCCAGGAAGTAGCCGAACTGAGGCGCAAAGCGTGGAATGTGTCGGTCGGGATGCGCGGCGATGGATCCGGCCTGAGGTTGGCGCAGACCACGGCGCGGATGTTCTGAGGGTGCCCCGATGAGCATTCAGCTCAGCTATGGCGCAACTACCCTGACCCTGAGATACCTCCAGGCACAGCCTTTTGGTTATGAGGAGACAGAGACAGAGCAGGGGCTAACGGCGCAGCGTTTTGTCGTGTCGGGCCTTTGCGCACCAGCGCAATGGGTCACGGTTTGCAGCATTTTTGATGCTTGGCAAGCGGCCAAGATCCTTGAGGCACCCACCATCGCCAGCCGAGCAGTAGGGGCCACTGTGTCCCTTACTTGTTCTGCCCGTGGTCGGAGCGTCACTGGACTGGGGTGCTGGGTTACAGGTGCTCCGGCTAGCGAAACCGTTGGAGGGTGGGAGAAGGTCAATTTCACGCTAGTTAATGCGGCCCAGAAGTTGGCGGTGCTGTTACGGCAGAACGAGAAGGGCAGGCTTGCCGGTGATGCGTTCTTGCCCGCCTACGGCACAATCACCCTCGGCACCACCACTCTGGCGCTGCTGGATCAGCCCGAAGGCTTCGAGGATGGCCCAACCCTGGAGCCCACGAGTACCGGGGGGTTTGTGGCACGGGGGCCCCTGGTGGCCTCTGAGGTGCGCACCGTTCGGGGGATCACCACGTCCGCTGGCTGGACTGCGGTGAAGGCTTGGTTCGCGGCCACCATCGCGGCCCGCCCTGGTGCTACCGACTTCTGGCCGGTGGGTGAGCTGGGCCTGGAGCGTGATCAGATTGTGTCAGGTGGCGCGGTGGTCGAGCGCTACATCGTGACCGTGAAGCTCAAGCGGAGGGCAAGCTGATGACAGCCGCACCGGTTGATGTTCGCGCACAGGTATTCAGCAACCTAGGCGTGGTGATCAGTGGACAGCTATCTACCGACTCGCTGACACCTGGTACGGGCCTATTGCGGACGACCGGTGAGGTGGTGATCAGCGGGCTGATCCAGCCTGCTGCAGGCACAGAGCTACTGCTGGGTGTGCGGCTGCCAGGGGGAAGGCTGACACGGTTCCCACGGCGGTTACGGGTGCTGAAGGCCGATAGTGACCCGATTGCCAACGAAACCACGTTAACGGTCGGATGCCTGCTGGCGTTGAACTGGGAGAACGTGCAACCGGAGATTTACTACGCGACCGACTACCCACAGTGGACACCGATCAGTGTTTCAGCGGGATCGGCACCAAACATCTGCCACCTGAGCAGCGTTCTGGCTGTTGCGCTTGAGCGGTGTGGCATCACGCAAGCAAGCGGGAACCCGACACTGACCGGTGCGAAGGCGGTGAGCAGCATTGAGCTGTCGAGTGGGTATTTGGAAGTTGCTAGCACGATGCTGGCTGAATCTGGCTTTTATGGCTTCATTGATGCTGCTGAGCAGTTACGAATCCGAAAGGTTCTGGCTCCTGCAAGTAAGGGACCGTTTCTGACGATCAACGATACGATCACGATTGAATCAATCGGTAGTGTGCCAGCGCCGAATCAAATCACGATCAGCGATGGACAGTTGGATTTGCCGAC